GTGGCGTGCCGGGGAGACGACGGTGGCCTGTACATCATGGCCGACCGGACCATTCAAGGCTCCGGACGTCAAGCTGCCCTGGCCGCGTGGCGGGCCGTGTCAGAGTTTGAAGCTGACATCCTTGTATATGAGGAGAACCTGGGTAAAAGGTATCTGCAGGAGGTTCTGCAGGACGCCTATTTTGAGTATGTGGAACTGGGCATGTTCCCGAAGAACACGTCCCCGCCGATGAAACCGGTCCATGCCAAGCATGGAAAGAAGACCCGTGCCGAGCCGGTGGCGATGCGATCCGAACAGCACACGCTGCATTTCATCGGGGAGATGCCTGAACTGGAAGACCAGTGCGTCATGTACGACCCGCTGTCCCCGGGGGACAGCCCGGACCGGCTGGACGCAATGGTGCACGCCTGTATTTATCTGATGGCCGGTGAACGTCGCAGAATGAAGATCGGTAAGGCGGGGGATCTGAGTCTTCCCGCTGATTTCTACGATTTGAGTCAGTTGGGGCCGTTGCCCCGGCTGTAGGCACATCTTCCACTTGCGCAGAAGGGACCTTTATAGTATGGCTATGCTCTTGATCAGTCTGATGTTGGGAACGCTCGCCGTAGTGCGGGTGACCCGGTTTCTGATCGAGGACAGACTCGCGCTGCGGTACCGGGTGTGGGTGAGACGAAAGTGGGGCGAAGAGTCTGTCGCGGCATATTTCGTAGACTGTCCCTGGTGTACCAGTATCTGGGTGGCGGCGGCGATCATGCCACCGGCGGTGCTGTTCCCGAATCCGTACGTGATCGCAGCAGAGGCAATCCTCGCCGCGTCGATGGTGACTGGTTTGACCTTGGACCGGGAGTAACCGATGGCACTTGGGCGTCAGCGCAAGGTGGTCTCTGATGCGATGACGCCTTCCCCGCACCGGGACAGTCCCAACTCTCTGGTGGCGGCAGCCGCCCGGATCAGCCTGTCCGGGCAGAAGACGTGGCTCAACTACCGGTTCGGCGACAACACGTGGCAGGAGGAATGCTGGCGTCTGTACGACGTCATCGGGGAGCTTCACTTCGCCGCATCGTGGGTAGCTTCGGCCTGTTCCAGGGTCCGGATCTACGTCGCCGAGGTGGACAAGAATGGGCGTGTACAGCAAGAAACCAAGAAGCCGAAGGTTGCTGCTCTTGCTGACACTCTATTTGGTGGTCCGCCTGCTAAGGCTGAAGCCCTTCGCATGCTTGGACTCAACCTTACGGTTGCCGGTGATGCGTACATTGTCGGTAAAGCTGGCTCTGAAACGGATCCAGATCAGTGGTTCGTCGTCTCCTGCTCCGAGTTCAAACGCTACCGGGGGCAGTTGAGATACGAGTGGTCCGACGGAACGATGGGCACCGTCGAGGACGGCGACATTGTCATCCGGGTATGGACCCCGCATCCCCGTAGGCACATCTGGGCTGACTCACCGGTGCATTCGGCGATGCCGATGCTGTGGGAGATCGAACGTCTCACCCGGTTCGTGTTCGCCCAGATCGACTCCCGTCTGGTTTCGGCCGGTCTGCTGCCCATCCCGAAAGAGGCTTCGTTTGTTGACGAGGACGGGGAGGTCACCGGCGCGGAGGGACTGACCGACCACCTGTCCCGGGTCGGTTCGATGCACCTGAAGGGTGAGGGCACAGCCGCCGGTGTCATGCCGACGGTGGTGGAGATGCCCACCGACGCGCTCGGCAAGATTCAACTGATTCAGTTCACGTCTGAACTTTCTCAGCAGGCCCGGGAGCTTCGCCAGGAGGCCATCTCCCGGTTCGCGACGGCCATGGACTTTCCGCCAGAAGTGCTAGGCGGCACTGGAGGCACCAACCACTGGTCCGCGTGGCATATCGAAGAGTCGGCGGTGAAGATTCACATCGAGCCGTTGATGACCCGCATCTGTGACGCGCTGACCACCGCATATCTTCAGCCCGCATTGAAGCACCTTAAGGAAGACCCGGACCGGTTCATCTTCTGGTACGACACCGCTCCGCTGACCGTGCGGCCGGAGCGGTTGAAGGACACCTTGAACATGTACGAGAAGGGCCTGGTGTCCCGGGAGACTGTCCTCATCGAAGGCGATTACAAGATCACCGATGCGCCGTCGGAAGAGGAAGACTTGATGCGGTTCACCCGGGAACTGATGCTCCGGGATCCGAATCTTCTTCAGTCTCCTGCGGTCCGGAAAGCGGCGGGTTACACGGATGAGATCCTTCCACCGGATGCGCAAGTAGCTCCCGCAGCCGGTGCACCAGGGGCCGGTCCGCCTCCGCCACCTGCTCCGCCAACAGGGATTCAGCCCACCGGACCTGCTCCTCTACCGCAAGGATCGACAGCGGAAGGTGCACCACCACCCGTGGAGGGTGAAGGGATGGTGGCGTCGGTGACGATGCCGCCATCAGTGACCACCTTCGTGGTCGCTAACGCAGTAGCACTTCGTGCTCTGGAAGTCGCGGGTAAACGGCTCCTGACCCGCAATCAGCGGGGCACTGTCGTGGGTGTGCAGCCAGAACTGTTGCACACCAGACTCAAAGTCGAGGGCCCGGAACATGCGGGCAAGCTCCTCGCTGGGGCGTGGGATCATCTGACCTCCCTGTCTATGCACATGGGCATTGAGGATGCGGACGTGACCGCGCTGCGCAACACCCTGGACGGGTATTGCACGCAGCGGCTGCTGAGCGCGAAACCCCACGACCCTATTGTACTCCGGGACGAGATGTTGCAGCGGGGGCTGCTCGATGTCCCGGTCGGCTGACGAGAACAGTCTCCTCGGCGTTGTCAACAGCGTCTTCCAGTCCTGGCTGCCCAAGGTTCGCGAGGCGGTGATGAGGCCGTGGCGGACCTACAAAGGGATGCCGGACCCGAGTGGTGTCTACACGGTGCCATGGGAGACCGACACCATCCTCACTGAACTGGGCAAAATCTCCTTGTCGGCCTGGTCCCAGGCTTCCGATGTCCCCCCCGTGTCCCGGCACGCGTTTGTGATGGCGCAACTGGCCCAGACACAGAACTTTCTCGTCCGCATACCCGATGAGACCGCAGACCTGGTTTTCGCCGAGATCACCGATGCCATCAACGCGGGCAACGACACCGCGCAGGTGGCCGGGAGAGTGGAACGGATCTTGACATGGACAGGAAGCGAGTACTGGCCCCACCGTGCACGTGTCATCGCCATCACGGAGACCACCCGAGCGTATGGTGCCGCAACCCTTGCCGCAGGCATGGAACAGAGCCGAGTCACCGGGAGGCTGCTGCAGAAACGCTGGCGCTCGGAGGCCGACAGCAGGGTCCGCAGTACCCACCGAGGCGTTAACGGGCAGACGATCCCGTTGACCGCTATGTTCCAGGTCGGTCTGGACCTTATGCTTTTTCCGGGAGATCCCATGGCATCTGTGGACGAAGTGGCAGGCTGTCGGTGTGATCTTGAAATCGTGGATGGAGGGTAGCCATGGAAGTGGAGCATCTGTACCTTTCCACCGCCTGCCTTCACGAGTGCCACGATCAGTGTGGAACTGCGCAGCATGACCGAGGTGAACCAGGTCATCCGCATTGCAAGTTCTGTGACGCGGAATGTGTCTGCCCGTGCCACTGGGAGGAGACCCAGTAATGGTTGATCCGAACCCGGCTCGGGGTATGCCACTCCAGTTGCAGCGGTACTGGCTGGCAGGCAAAGGGGCAGCGAAGATCCGGTGGAACATGCCCGGAGATTTCCTTCGCTGCGTTCGTGCCCTGGCCGAATTTTTTCCAAAAGACCCCAAAGGTCTCTGCAACATTCTGCACACCAAGGCGACTGGCGGCCCTCCCGGGCACGGTAGTGCCGAAGTGCACCACTCCCTGGTGGCTGCAGCCGAGACGCTGATGGGGATGCAGGACCATCTGGGCCCGGTGTGGTGCGGGCCGTTGGCCCCCATCGGCCGTCCCACCATGGAACCGTTCAACACCCGTCTCTTCGAACCGGGTGCTCTCGGTGTTTCCCGTGTCGTGCCGATGCCGCTCGCCTGGCAGAAGGTACGCACCCGGGACGGTCACACCGGAGCAGTCACGGTGGCCCGCATTCTCGGCACCTCCATCGGCCCCGACCAGAACAACCAGGAATACCTGTGGGGCTGGGGTGACTGGCTCGACCCGGAGATCATTCCCGAGGTGGCAGCCGCCAGATATCTGGTCCAGCAGGGTGTCGCCGGAACCTCCCTGGACCCGGGTGGACCGGTACGCGGAACCATGAACCCGGAAACCGGTGTCGCGCACCTCATCGAATACGTGATGGGGGGAGCCACCCTGGTCAGCATTCCCGCGTTCTCCCCGATGCGTATTCGCGACCTAGGTGACGAGGACTACCTCGAAGACGACGACGACATGCCGTGGGAGTACGCCGAAGATGACGCCGACTGCGGTTGCGACGACTACGCGCTGACCGCTGCAGTGAACGCGAAAGGCTGGCAGGGACTGCCACTCGCGCCACGTGAAGCCGTGTTCGACAACGACGACGCGGTGAAGCGGATCACCCAGTGGTCGGCGCAGGGTGGCCAGATGCCCGACCCGAAGCTGCTGAACAAGATGTTCATGTGGCGGGACCAGTCGAAGTCACCCAGTGACCCGACCTCGTACCGGTTGCCGTTCGGGGACATCATCTCCGGTCAGCCCACCATGGTGTACCACGCGATCTATGCGGCAGCGGCACTGCTGTCCGGTGCCCACGGTGGCCTGCCCGACATTCCGGACGAGGAAAAGAACCATCTGCGGGGGGTCATTTCCGCGATCTACCCGGAGATGGCCAAGACATTCAACGACGCGAACATTCGCGCACCCTGGGACCGCCCAGCGGTACAAGAGGCGAGAGAAGACGGAGGTCAGTTCGCCATGGCAGATAAGGCTGAGCCGTACGGGGACGTGACCTACGCCGACCCCGGCTACCGCGACAACAAGAAGCGCTACCCGATCGACACCCCGGAGCACATCCGTGCAGCGTGGAGCTACATCAATGTCCCGGAGAACGCGGGAGAGTACACGCCGGAGCAGGTCAAAGCCATCAAGGCGAAGATCGTTGCGGCGGCGAAGAAGGCTGGTATCCAGATCTCCGAGCAGGCCAAGGGTGAGATGGCCGTCGACCTGACGTACCCGCCGAAGGCCTGGTTCGAGAAGCCGAGTCTGAACAAGCTCACGCCACTTGTAGTGGAGTCAAACGGTCGCGTCTACGGTCACCTGGCAGCCTGGGACACCTGCCACCGTGACGTGGGCATGAACTCGTGCGTGCTGGCCCCCCGCAGCAAGAAGGACTATGAACCGTTCCACCTCGGTACCGTATTCACGGCAGAGGGGGAGGCGGTCCGAGTTGGCAAGATCGTCATGGATACTCGTCATGCTGGTATCAACCTGGGTTACCGTGCCGCTGCAATCCACTACGACGACACCGGCGACGAAGTGGCGGTGGTACGTGCCTACGAAGACCAGTTCGGGCCGGTCCTGGCCGGTGCGGTTGTACCTGAAGCGGACGAGCGGAAAGTTGCGAAGCTACGTCGTTCGCCGCTCTCGGGTGACTGGCGGGCGCTGGACGGCAACCTGGAGCTTACGGCGGCACTGGCGGTTAACGTCCCTGCTTTTCCGGTCTTCGCCATGGACGGGGACGACCGGCTAGCCCTGGTCGCCGCAGGCACTGTGATCGCAGACCCGGACATCGAGTTCGAGGAACTGGACGCCGAGGAGCAGGAGTACGGCATGAGC